CTCGCCACCAAGAGCTTTAACGTCGTCGCTGGCGCTCTCAGGAGCCTCGTGGACGATCATCACAGAGGGGACGATGGCATTGGGCAGAGCGGTGACTGTGGCGGCTGGAAACAGCTCCTGGGCTTTACTGGCGAGCTTATCGGCAATGATCTCACGCTCTTCCCTTTCCCATTGCTTCACCAAGGTAGAAGCTTGCTCGTCTACTTTCTTAATAGTTTGTTCTGTTTTCCAAGCGGTCCAATCTGGCTTGCACCAATTAATCAGCATGATGAACCATGGTTGCAAGCGCAATGAAGGCCGCTTGTCAGCAACCCACATGGCTAGCTCATAACAAAGTGCATTAAATATCGCTTGGTTGGTCATTTGCGCACAAGGATGGCCCATCCGCCAGTGCCATTGACTCTCCATCGAGGAAGCCAATTAGCTTTGCCATAAGACACATTACTGCCACCATTGGCGCTTGAATAACCACCATTAATTATATTTGCGCGTCCGTAGGGATCATTGTGAATGTATGCTTGACTGTTAAAGCCAACTACTACGCTCCAATGCCCTCCTCCAGAAGGGGCACTGGAGCTTGAATGATGCAACCAGCCCACGGGGACTGGCCTACCTTCCTTGATTTCATTCTGCAGTAGCGTTTCCGTGCCGTCAGTAATGAACGAAGCCTTTAAGCCAAGTGACTGCAAAGCTTTCACTTGTGCGTCGGCATTAGTAGTGTCACCAAATCGTGCGCGGATGACATTGTATTCATCATCGCCTTTGACTTTGCCATAGTAAGCTGCGACCATTGCGCAAGAACTGCTAAAGCATTCCCTACCGCCCTGTCCTGAGGCATTATCTCGCTGGCTGAAGTAAGGCACAATCAATGGGTTGGAAGGCTTCAATGCAGGGGCAGCTCTATAAAGCTCTGCAAATTCCTCTAGTTCAGCTTTCGTTAGCTGTTCTTGCAGCCAATTCCAAGCAGCGAGTTGATGGCTTTCTTCTGTGTAATACTTTGCAGCACTAGACAGACGAATGGTAGAAGTGCTCATCAGGAATGATCAGCCTTTCACGCGAAAGATTGCCTTAAGACCAGTCAAAATAAGTTGCACAATGTTGTTGCTCTTATAAGGAGTGTGCTGAATCACTTGATCAAGGGCTGCAATGGCAATACCGCCAATCACAAACCATTCAATGCCAGTCATAATAGAAAAGCGTTTTATAAAGCCTAGCGTCTGATCTCCAAAGAGCGCACTCGTTCTTCTAGTCCTTTAAGATTTTCCGTAAGTGTCTCAAGCTTTTCTGTAATATTTTCTACTTGTGCAGTAATCTTTACTTGCTGATGGCCAATGCTCATCATCATGGCGCCAGTGGCCAGGAGCATACCAGCAGTAATTGAAACAGCCAGGTCGGCCAGCTTTTCCTGCCAACTTTTCACGCTCGTAAAGTCTTTCTTTTGTTCATTCTAAGCTATTCTCCGTGCCGTGTTTTTGGCTTTAAGCTAAGGAGAAGCCAAGTAAAAATCATCATGAGGATGAGCAATGGACCTGAAGAACTTCTCCATTCGCTTTCTGAATTACGGCCTGGTGATGCAAAACGTCGTTATCGCAAAAGTATTTTTGAAGACTATTCCATAAGGGGACCATTTGGTCATTGCGCTTGTGCTTATTGTGGCAAGTGGACCGAAAAGCTTACGATTGATCACATTGTGCCGAAGAGCAAAGGCGGCCCGCACTTCTCCCGATGGAACAATATTCCTTCTTGTCTCAGTTGCAACGCAGGGAAGGGAAGCCTGCCAGTTTTTGAATGGTGGCGGCCTCAGCGATTCTGGACAGAACACCGTGAGCAGGCTTTGCTCAACTGGGTGCATTTCCATAGCTTTGTAAGTGCCCACACTGATTTGTCTGACTGGGAGGCATGGTGCGAAGCTACCCAGCGTATTTTGCCATTGCATGAAAAAGGAGCCGTTTACGGCCCCTTCCCATTGAACAATTTATGCGCTGCTTAATCGTCGCAGATGGGAGTAAACATGCCTTCTGAAGGCCCTTGACGCACGCCTGGCAATGGACAGAAGCCATCAGGGCAGCCACTTGGTAGCTGATAATCGTCAGGATCGTAATTGACAGACAAAGCTTCACTTATAGTTTGCGTGATTTTATTCTCAAAGGCGACTTCGTTTTCTCTAGTTGCAATTAAACGAAGCAAATACCACTCAGCTTTCTTTAAGTCTTCAATGCCATTTTTGTTCTCGTAGCGATACAAATACTTAATGCAATTACCCTTGAGAAAACCTTTGAAGGCTTCGGCAGTCATTGATGCTTCAATGGCTTCAATGCATTCCACTCCTCCTTTTTGATAGTGGGCGGGATTAATGGCGTTCATGGTCAGAATTGGTAGTTGTTTTCAGCGAAGGCATCAAAGGCTTCTGGCGCCACTGGCCTTCCTAGTTCAAGCAACGCCTTAGCGTAAGCCACGATTTCTCCTTGGGCACCTTTGCCAATGCGCAGTGAGATGAAATGGAACAGAGCCTGCAGGGAACAGGTCCAGACGAAACTGGTATAGAGCGCAGAAGGCAGGATAGCTCTGGCTTGCTCTTTGCTTACGCCTGTTAACAGAAGCCCCTCATAGGCCCTCTGGCAAGTGTGTAAGGCGTGGACGTACTGAATAAGGGCCAAGCTTTGCTTGTCTGCAGCAAGAGTCCCTGCAGACGCCTGGCGGTTGTCTTCGCTCTGTTGCAAGAACTCCGTTGGAATGTAAAACTCAGCTTCATCAGCAGCGCAATAACGAAAGCTTTTTTCGTTCCAGCCAAGTTGATCATCAACAAACGTAGAAGCAACCGTATGCTTCCACCATTGTCTCGCGATGAACAACGGAGCCTTTACTGACCACTTAAATACCACGCCCCTAAAAGGAGAAGTGTGATGATGCTTTGCAAGGTAGCGAAGAAGCTTACCGTCGCGCTCTGTCCATTCTGCGCTTTCTGCAGCAAAAGACTGGCGAGCATCATTGACAACAGAAAGGCTATTCCCCATGGAATCAAGGAGGCAAAGAGAACTTTTGCCATCGCCTAGAGGATCAAGCTGCATTTTCCTCTTTCTTTTGAGCATTTTCAATCATCTCTGAATGTAACTTAGAGCGCGTGTTCATCATTGTGCCTGCCATTGCATAAGACATGCCCGCCATTTGATTGCACCATTGAATTGTTTCCTCTGGGCTTTCTAGTTTTTCTGGTGCATAAATATGGATGAGCTGTGCCATGGCATTTATGGCAAAGTCGTCCATAAGATCAGCTAAAGGAGCGGCGGAGGTGGAAGTCATTTCTTAGAAGAATTAAGATTGGCAAAGATGAAGCGGATGGTTAATACCACCAAGAGCCATTGCCAAAAAGTAAGAGCAATGGCAGGGGCAAACAGCGCTACTACTAAGCTCAAAAGCCAAGCACGAGCACAAGCCAAGCCAAACTCAATAGTGACAAGACCAGCGACAGCTCCAGCCGCTGCAGCGAAATCTTCAATTTGAGAGCTGGTCATTTAGAAAGGCAGGCGATGGGGCGGATGCGTTGAATTGCCACTGTACCAGAGATGAAAGGATGGTTTTGCTCCCACTGGACCATTGCAGCTTTTCTTCCATTGCTCCCCTTTGTGAAGCCTTGGAAGACGCCATAGGTGGACGTTGGCACCACGCCAGCCCCTGTGAGGGTGACCAATACCACGCGCTCCCCTGGTGTCCAGTCATGGTCCGTTGGTGACCGTCTCAGTGTATATCGTCGGGAAACCGAAAGCAAGACTTCGGCACTTTCACCATCAACCACCTTCCTGGCAAACTGCTTGCGACCATCGTTCGCCTGTAGCCTAGTAACAAAAGAATGCTTGTTAACCATGGCTCAATATTCCATACCAGTGCAGTTTGATTACAATGGACGAAAGCATGTGCGCATGATGGGGCCGTTTGATCGTTCAACGGAGCGTGAATTTGCGCTGACGGTTAACCGTAGAGCCATTGATGATTGCTCAAACTTGGAACAGTTGAAGCCCATAGCCAAAAACCTTTTGGAAGGATGGTCTTCCCTTCAAACAGCTTTTCAAAGTCTCATGCTGGAAAACATTCAACTGCGTCAAGCCATGTCAATGCGTGATGATTCGCTGAGGGCTGCTGATGAAATGCTTAACGAAGCAGTGGTGGAGATGCAACGATATGAGCAGAAATTAAAGCGTGCCAATAAGCGTCCTTGGCCATTTGGCTAGTCAAGAGGAAGATGGTCCACCCGCTCGTATACGCAAGATTGTATTTTCGACAATCGCGCTCATAGCCGCTACCAGTGACGTGGCGACCACGATTGTAAACGCCACCTTGGATTTCGATGCCAGTGCGACTGTTGGGATGAGCAAAGTCAAGACGATACCTTTTTGAGCGTTTACTTTTTGCATAGCGCTCTTGGTAATCAGCTTCCCACGCTGCAATATCAGAAAATTCTCTTTCAAAAATTAACTGAGGACAATGGGCTTGCCACAAGCTAAGAAACTGATCCTCAAGAGCGCTCAAAGCTTAGACAGCAGCTAGTTGTACCCTAGCGCCTTGGTTTTGATAGGCGCCTGAATACGCTTCTCCTACTTCCTCAATGCCGAAGAGCACTAGCTGTGCAATGCCTTCATTGGCATAGAGGCGAATGGGGAAGTCTGTAGGATTGATCAGGCACATGGTCAAGTAACCAGTCCAGCCAGGTTCAATGGGAAGGATGTTGGCAATGAGCCCACAACGCCCGTAAGTGCTTTTGCCTTCGCAAAGGGCAAACACATCGCTCGGCATGGAGATTAGCTCAAGACTGGTTCCAAGGCCATGGCTATGGGGAGGAAGCAGAAAATAGCACGAGCCGTCTTCTTGTTCAAACAATTTGGCCGATATAGGGTCTTGGTCAAAATCTTTAGGGTCCGACGCCCAAGTCACATCACCTACGCTGTCGGCATTGAAAATTAAGAACTCTGCGGAAGAAAGCCGAATGTCATAGCCTGCTTGCGAGAGCCCAAATGAAATTGCTTTTGTGCCATTGTCAAGCTCTCTTCGCTTTTCGCCAACGAAAGGCAGGAAGATGTCATTTTCAGCAAGCTTGGCAATTTGCTTGTCGTTAAGAAGCGTCATGGTAATAAAAGGAAGGGAAGGGGCGATTGCTCGCCCCAAGATGATCAGAAGAGATCAGTGCCGCTGCCTTCAGAACTTTCGTTCTGCCAGACGCTGGCATAGCCTTTCGGGCCGTCCTTGTCGCCTTTCACTTTGACAGAGCCTGTAAAGCCAGGAGCACGGTCAGAGGTGCGCTTTTCGTTAGGCCATACAGCCATATCCAGCGAGTAGTTGCCGCGTTCATTGGGGCCAGCCTTCTTCAAGGCATTAAGCAGATCGCCAGTCAAATCGAGAGCGGCGGTAATTGGTGGGCGGTTAGCCATGGGTGTTTCTCCTTAGGAGCAATGGAGCCCTTGTTCAGGGCTCGCTTATCTTACCCCCTATCCATCGTTAAGGCAAACGCTTTGCCGCCTGGGTAGAACTGACTGAAATATCTCTTAACAGTGTCCTGCATGACGGCTTGCTGCTGTACCAGCTCAAAGCCATCCATCTGCAGCACTTGCAGCTCAGCTTCGCGCTTGGGCTCCTCAGGGTCGTACACGCTGATCACGCAATACGCAGCTTCAATGTCGATGCCATACATTGCTTCGGCAGCCATGGAATAGGCGCCAAGTTGTTTTTTGTAATCTGCTAGCTGATAATCAGGCTTCACCTTGTAACTGGTTTTCCAATCCATGAGGGCAATGGCACCGTCAGCCATTAGTGCAAGTTGATCAAGCGTCCCTGAATACCCAATACCATCGTCTCCTCCCCACCATGCCACTGCACTTTCAGCAAGCAATGGACGGTCAATTAGCTCTAGGAAAGGTTCAATGGCAGTGAAATAAGGGTGCCATTCTGGGCGATGTTCAAGATGGTTTTCAATGTCTTCCCCATTGAACAAGTCTTCAATGACACCGTGCATCCAGGTGCCACGATCTGCAGCAAGCCTGGTGCGCCGATTTGCTTCTTCATTGCCCACACGCTTCCGCCAGTTGATCAGCGCCATAATCTTTCCCACTGGCGCCATGGAAGACAATACAGTGGTTACAGACGGCAGCAACATACCTTCTGGCACGTTTGGGAACTGGTTACAGGTGTAATGGCGTTTCCCGTTGAGGGAGATCCGACTGGGTTCGTAACGGGGCAGCGACACGCTCATGGCAGTTCTTTTAATTGTTGCTGAAGCCTGTGGATGCCAGTGTAAAAATAAGCGTAATCTCGGGTTTCAGTGACGCCTTTGGTTTCCCCGCAAATTTGACAAATGCCTTGCCAAACAGAAGAGCACCCAACGCTATACACGCCCCACTTCATGCCACAATCTCGACAGGTAACACTAGCTTGATTTAGTGTTTCAATCATGGCCAATAGTTTAATCTTGGTCATTTTCCTTTAAGCAAATGGATCGTGCTTGCCATAGTAAAGCTTGGCACAGTAGCTCATCACAGGGATCAATGTCTTCTGCATAGATTGCATGAGCAGCTTCCCATGCGTCTTGCCATTGTTCTTTTGAAGGGAATTGCCAGGAAGTCATTCGCTCAAGTCAAAGAATTGTTCAATCAGCCAGGTG